GTCTGCTGCTTCGCCTTTCAGTGCGCCAAAGGCGGCAGCTCCTGTGATGCGTGGGACAACGTCTGCTGCTTCGCCTTTCAGTGCGCCAAAGGCGGCAGCCCCTACCAGCTCCGGCGTGACATGGCGTCCCCCAGCTCCAAGTAGGCCGTCCGCTCCTGTCAGCTCCGGCGTGACATGGCGTCCTTCTTCGAGTGCACCGGCAGCTCCCTCAAGATTTGACCAACTCATGGCGCTTTATGGGCCTACGACCAACGTCAACACAAACACGGTGAGTAATGTGTCCGCCCCTGCAAGCAGCCCCGTTGATGGAGCAGGCGGTGACTTAGCAGCAGACATGTCAAATGCGATAGCAGACGCCATGGCTGCCCCTGCCGCTTCTACTGCCCCTGCCGCTTCTACTGCCCCTGCTTTTAACACGGATGCGTTTAGGAACGACCTTGACAATTACATCCAAGAGACCCTCTCCAATGCCGGCGTTGGCACCCCTGCTGCCGCCCCTGCCGCCATCGGCGGAGCAGGAGCAGGAACTGCTCGGGATGACTTAGCTGCGCTTGACGGAGGTGACGCTGCAGCTGACGCAGCCGACGCAATAGCCGACGCCGCCGCAAACGCGGACAACGCCCGTGCTGACGCCATAAACAATGCAGAGATTGGCAGCACTCCAGGTTTTCCCGCCCTTGGCGGCGGAGACGGTTTCCCCGCCCTTGGCGACACATCCGCTCGAGACGACCTGACGGGGTTTGATCAGGTAGGGGCCGCCCTTCCGGGCCAAGTCAACGGACCGCCTTTGGGTACACTGCCGGGCCAAGTCAACGGACCGCCTTTGGGTACACTGCCGGGCCAAGTCAACGGACCGCCTTTGGGTACACTGCCGGGCCAAGTCAACGGACCGCCTTTGGGCACACTTCCGGGCCAAGTCAATGCGCCGCCGCCAGTAGCGCCGCCGCCAGTAGCCCCGCCGCCAGTGGAACCGCCGCCAGTAGCGCCGCCGCCAGTGGAACCGCCGCCAGTAGCGCCGCCGCCAGTGGAACCGCCGCCAGTAGCGCCGCCGCCAGTAGCGCCGCCGCCAGTAGCCCCGCCGCCAGTAGCCCCTGCGCCCGTGGCATCTGCCATCCCAGTAACGCTGGCCAGAGGCCCGGCGGAATTCGGTGCGGGAATCATGCAACCACGGCCTGGAACGGGCATTGCCCCCGCCGGCCCTGGCGACTACGCCATACCTAATTTCCTTGGTGGAACCCTGCGGCCTCCGGGCCCAAATGCTTTTGAAGACGAGGTGGTTCGGCGTCGGGCACTTGGGCTAGATCGACCCGACGGGAACTTTATACGGGCAGACTCCTCCACAAGCGCCGCCGGCCCCTCCGGAGTTATCCAGCCCGGGCCTCAGGGGCGGTTGCGCAGCAGTGGCGGCTTGGACCCATACACCTTGGGCAGCTACAAGCAGTTGTCAAACGCCTTTGGCACGACAACCGACAGGGCAGGCAACGTGGTTGCCGGTGCAACCCTGCCCACAGCGGATGCGGTAAGAAGAGGCCAGCTGACCGCCCGGATCGCCGGTCAAAACGCGCAGCTGTCAGATGTCCTGGGCACAAAGGTAGACCGCCTTGGCAACGTGATCGCGGCCCCTGCTATGCCTGCGTTCTTCAAGGACGGTGGAGAAGTGACAGGCGGCAGCCCGTCTCTTGACGAATACCTGAAACAGCAGATGATCGGTGACCAAGACTCGGGCGCCGCCCTTTTTGACAATGCGCAAAAACTCATGTCGGACTTCAACGAAGTTCCCAAGGTTGAGCCGATGCGCAAGATGGTCAAGCGCGTTTCGCGGGGCTCGGGCGGTGATTCAAAGACCGACAAGAACATGTCGATCAAGGTGCCACCTTTGGCGGCATCCAAGGGCATGGCCTTTAACCTGCCAAGCGCGCAAGAGGCCGCTCAGACCACGAACATGGGCAGTGCCCGTGAGCAGATGGAAGAGCTTGCCCGCGTGTATCAGCTCAAGATCAATGCAGCCAAGAACAAGGCCCGTGGCCTGGGAGCCGACACCTTTGGCGCGCCCACTCTTGAGGGCCCAACCCTTGTCAAGAAGTCTTTGACCAAGCAGCGTTTTGCCAAAGGCGGTGAGGTAAAGAACGAGGAGGTGGCTGAGCCCAGCCTTTTCGGCGTGAGTGACTACGCCACCAAGGTGTCAGCCCGGATGTTCCCTGACCAGCTTGGCCAAGACGACCAGCGGGACGCGGCCCGTCACATGTTGGCCGCTGGCAGCGTAGCGCGCAAGTACGGCCCCAAGGCGGCAGACCTGTTGGGCAAGGCACATGAGCGCATGAGCAACCCCCAGTCGTTCTTCAGCATGTTTGGCATTGGCCAGCCGCGTGACGACTTGCCCTACGACGTGCACAACAACCGCATTGGCGCGGAGCTCGCAGCGCGGGCCACGAGCCAGGCAGAATTGGAGAAGCTGGTGCAGGCCATGGCGCTGCAGGCCCAGACCAAGCAGACCAAGGACAAGCCGTACATCATGAGCCGCGAGCAGTTGCAAGCGCGCAAGGAAAAGGCCCAGAAGGGTCCAGCCGAGCGCCCACAAGGCTACCAGAAGGGCGGAATGGTCAAAGCGCTCAAGGGCACCAAGGCGGTGGACAAAGAAGGCAGTCCTGTAATGGCCTATCGAGGTGAATACGGTCCTTCAGACAGGCTCTCCACCGAACTCGGCTCTTACAGTTTTGGAACCAAAGACGCTGCCAATCTCTATGCAACTGACCCCAATAAAGTGGGTAACGTCACAGAGGCTATGAAGGTGTTTCCTGCCCAGTTGAGTATCCGCAAGCCTCTGGTCAACGCGCCCGGGGATGCCTTTATAGACCTGCCAATCTTGCGCAAGGCTCTTGGAAAAAAAGAGTTTGACCGTGTTGTTCGAGAAAACGCCGACCGCATTGAAGGCACAAACGCCTTTGAAGAACTGGCAGACGCCAAGGGCTACACTTCGGTACTGGACTTGATCAAGAAAAACCCCAAGGACTTGGACAATCTTGCCACCCAGCTCTACCCAATTCTGGATGACCCCAGATCAGTTAAAGCCTTGCAGCGTCGAGGCTATGATGGGGCTATCTACGGCGGCTCAGGGGCCACGGGCGGAGAACCTGAATACCGCGTGTTTAGCGCGTCGCAGGCCGTCTCTCCCTACGGCAACCAGCCTATGGCCCCCCGCAGTGCGCGTCAACAACTGAGCGACATTGCCCGGAGCATGGATGTTTCGCCAACGGACGCATTGGAATTTTTTGGGCGTTCCGCAGGCGTGGCAGGCGCTGCCTTGACACCCTCCTCCTTAAACCAAGGGGAAGCCGAAGAGCTCGCACGTCGCCGCTCCATGCCTCCTACCATAGACCGCGCCAATGGCTCACCCGAGGAGGGCGAGGTGTCGCAGGCTGAGTTGGAAGCAGCCAGCAAGCCAGCGTTTGTCACGCCCAAGTCGGGCAAGGGCCGCAAGAGCTCGAGCAAGGCCGGGGAGTTGGAAGCGGCGGCACTGCAGGGCGTCTCTGAAACCCCGTACAACCTCCTGGGCGCGCCGGTCGACTTGGCCACCATGGCCATGCGCCCGTTTGGCTACGACGTGCAGGCTCCGATGCTCGGGTCAGAGGACTTGAAGCGTCGCGCCACCAAGGCGGGCATTCGCCAAGAGCCCCCGAAGGAAGGCACAGCGGCGCGTGCGCTGTACAACTTGGCAGAGGTCGGCTCAAGCGCCGTGAACCCCGCAGCACCTGTGCGTGCCGGTGTCAAGGCAGCCAAGGCCGTGGGCGACAAGGCCACTGACGTGGCCAGAGACTTCCAAGAGTACAACCGCCAGCTTGATGTGCCTGGCGCGTCGTATGCCGTTGCTCCTAAGGGCGGCAAGTCGGCCACCCCTTTATTTAGCCCCTTGCCAAGCGCTCAAGCCCCGTTTGTTGGGAGGCTTGACAGGTTTGTTGCAGAGCTGCCTGGGGCGGTGCAAAAGGATCAATTCTTGGGAATGCTTAAAGGCAAGTTCCGTGACCATGAAATTGGTCGAGCACGGGAAGCCTTAGAGGACTTGGACGGCGCTGCAAAAGTAAGCCCATCTGACCTGCTTAACCGCATCAAACAAGACTATGACCCTGCTCGCTATCGTACCCAAATAGTAGAGCCAGAAGACGGTGCTTTTTATAGCACCATGGACAATCCGTATCAAGGCCGGCCAATGGGGGTGATCCACTTAATCCAGGATGCTGATCCAATAAAGGCTGCAAAGGAGGCCTCGGCAATTGACACGTTTGACTCGCTTGTCAGCGGAACCTACGGCACCATGGGACGCTCAGATCAGGAATTGATCAACCAGTACAACAACATTAAACAGGCGCTCGAAGGGGCCCGCGTCCCTAACTTGTCGGCGGTTAAGCGGGCATTTGTTCCATACGCAAAGGCCTCAAGGGCGCGCATGGAGTTTAGCGACCTGCAGGACACCTTGGTGTACCCCAACATGAGCGACTCTTACAAGTCCTACTTGGCAGAAGCACAGAAAACGTACGGAAACGATATCCCTAAGGAAGTTAGCAGGCAACTTGAAAACCGCGTCATGGCCGAGACCGCTGAAAAAATGGCCACCAAATACGGCATGCAAGAGCTTGTTGCTCAAATTCCGGACTATGCTAAAAATCGTCACCTCCGCAGGGACTTCTCCCCTTTGTACGACGGTGCCGTTGCAGAAAATGTGGAAGCAATGATTTCTGCAACAAACGCTACCCTAAGAGATACGTTAAGAGACCGGTCCAGCGAGCTGCGCCAAAGCCTTAACAACGCCACACCTACTCGAGCAGACTCCTATCGAGGCCAACACAGTACCCTGAGAAACGATCCCAATCCGATTTCCTTTAGCCGCTTCACAGAGCACACGACGGACATCCCGGGAATGGGGGCAACCAAGGGAATTTACGTGCACGAACTGCAGTCGGACCGCCTTGATGACATTCGCAAATCAGGCCCACTGGGTGGAAGCGGCAAAAAGGACTATGAGGAGCGCTTAATGCCGTTGGAAACGGAACATGCCAAAGTGCTTCAAGAATATATGGCGTTGCGTGAGAAGAACCCTAGTTCCCCAGACCTGGCGGAAAAGAAGAAGACACTGGCAACATTGGATAGAAAACGCAACGCCATGCTAGAGCGGGTTATGTCTGGCAAATACGCTCTTAAAGAGTCGTTCCCGGGCATGGAAGATTCCCCACAGGTAATTCAGCAACTGATGGCCAAAAATGCAGTCGCTGGAGCCATCGACCGGGGCGCAAACTTTGTGGCGTTTCCTGGGGCCGAATCGGCCCAGGCACAGCTTTATGAGAAACTGCCAAACAACCTCAAACAAGTGGTAAAAGACTTGGGCCCAGGATTCGAGTACCGATCAGTGACCTTGCGATCGTCGGACGGAAAAGACATCATGCATCCTGCGATAGTATGGGGCCCTGAGGGCGTTGCAAAAACCAAGAAAGAAGGCATTCCGTTTAAAAAAGGCGGCATGGTCGACAAGAACACGGCTTTTATCCAGGCCCACAGCTAAGGAACACACATGGCAATCGAAAAAGCAATGAACCAGCTGCCCTCTCTTGAGGTGATCATCGGCGGTGGGGGCATTCCAAAACCTTCGTCGGACATCGAGATCATCATCGAAGAGGACGGCGGTGCGATCATTGAGATGGGCGAGCAGGACGCCGAGGAAGTGGACTTCTACGCCAACCTGGCCGAGGTCATTGAGCCGGACGTCTTGGCTCGCATAGGCATCGAAGTGTCCTCTTTGTTCGAGGCAGACAAGGGCTCTCGCTCCGATTGGGAGCAGATGTACGCCAAGGGCCTTGACCTGCTGGGCTTTCGCATGGAAGAGCGCACCAAGCCCTTCCGTGGCGCGTCAGGCGCGACCCATCCAATGCTGACCGAGGCCATCATTCAGTTCCAGGCACAGGCCTTTAAGGAGCTGATGCCCGCCGGCGGCCCTGTCCGCTCGCAGATCATGGGCAAAGAGACGGTGGAAAAGTTCCAGCAGGCTGGCCGCGTGCAGGATTTCATGAACTACCAGATCACCACGGTGATGGAAGAGTACACACCTGAGTTTGACCAGCAGCTTTTCTACACTGGCTACGGCGGTTCGACCTTCAAGAAGGTCTACTACGACTACCAACTGGAGCGCATGGTCTCCAAACTGTGCCTGGCAGACGATGTTTACATCCCCTACAACGGCTCAAGCGTCGTGTCCCAATGCCCACGGCTCACGCACCGCATTGCGATGGACGCCAACGAGTACAAAAAGCGCGCTTTGGCCGGCGAATACCTCGATATTTTCTTGGACACCTACTCCACGCCTGCTGACGCGAGTCAAATCCAAGAATCGGTCGACAAAATCACGGGCATCCAGCCCACCGACGACATCGGCGAGGTGTTTTTGCTCGAACAACTGGTCGATTTGGACCTCCAGGGCTTTGAAGACAAGGACGAAGACGGTGAAATGACCGGCGTCAAGCGCCCATACGTCGTCACACTGGCTGAAGACACGCTCAAAGTGGTTGGAATTCGCCGAAATTGGAAAGAAGACGACAAAAAATGCAATCGTCGCAACTATTTTGTGCACTACGTGCTGGTCGAAGGCCCAGGAGCCTACGGTTTGGGCTTTGTGCACCTGATTGGCGGCCTCAGCAAGGCCGCGACGAGCGCTTTGCGCCAACTGACAGACGCTGGAACGCTGTCTAACCTGCCTGCAGGCTTCAAGGCCAAAGGAGCGCGGATCGCGGACGACTCAGACCCGATCCAGCCGGGCGAATGGCGCGACATTGACGCTGGTGGCGCGGAACTTTCCGCCTCTTTGCTGCCTTTGCCGTACAAAGAGCCAAGCCAGGTGCTGTTTGCACTGATGGGCTTTTTGATTGACTCCGGCAAACGCCTGTCCAGCACTGCCGACATGCAAGTTGGCGACGGCAACCAGTACGCACAGGTGGGAACGACCCTGGCACTGCTGGAGCGCGGCTCCATGGTCATGTCCAGCATCCACAAACGCCTGCACTACGCGCAAACGCTGGAGTTCCGCCTGCTGTTCGAGGGCTTTGGCCAGTACATGCCCGACGAGTACCCCTACGACGTGCCGGGGGCCAGCCGCAAGATCAAGAAAAGGGATTTTGACTCGATGGTGTCGGTGCAGCCAGTGGCTGACCCCAACATCTTCAGCTCTGCCCAGCGTATCCAGCTCGCGCAGATGCAACTGCAGCTTGCACAGAGCGCCCCGAACATGCACAACATGTACGAGGCTTACTACCGCATGTACGCAGCGCTGAACGTCCGTGACATTGACGGCGTGCTGCTGCCGCAGAACACCAACACGCCGCGTGACCCTGCGTCCGAGAACAGCGACGTGCTCAACGGCATGAAGCTCAAGGCCTTTGCCGGTCAGCAGCACGACGCGCACATCGCATCGCACTTGATGATGGGCCTGTCGCCTATTTTGCAGGCCAATCCACTGGCCGCAACCGAGTTGCAAAAGCACATCCTCGAGCACGTGCGCCTGCGCGCGGAAGAGGACGTCGAAGCAGACCTGTTCAAGGCTTACGGCACTGATCCGGACCGCATGGTCTCCGCCATCCAGAAGGAAGGCATGATTGCCATCCGCATCGCGACCGGGATCAAAGAAGTGCGCGACATGCAAGAGTCCTTTGCAGGCGGCGAGGGCCCTGATCCGTTGGTGCAGCTCAAGGAGAAAGAGATTGCCCAGCGTGGCCAAGCCGACCAGGCACGCATTGGCATCGATCAGCAGCGCCTGGCACTGGACCAGCAAAAGCAGCAAGAGAACATGCAGATCAACCGCCAGAAGCTGCAGCTGCAGCAGGCCAAAGTCAACCAAACAGGAGGCCAATATGCCGCTTAAAAGAGGTTCCAGCCAGAAGACGATCAGCTCCAACATCGGGGAGATCGTTCGCGACTACAAGAAGGACGGCATGATCGGCACCAGCAAGCCAAAGAGCAAGTCTGCTGCCGTGAAGCAGGCCGCTGCGATCGCATACGACAAGGCCGGTAAAACCAAGATGGCCAAGGGCGGTGCGGTGAAAACACCGAAAGGCGTGCAAGGCCCTGCAATGATTGTGAAGAAAAAGGACGGCAACCGTCCAGTTAAGATATACTGATTCGTGAGTAAGTGCTATCAGGCGGGGCCTCGTACCGTCTGCTTTTCATGGAAATCACCATGCTCGAATTTGCAGAAGCAGTTCTGAAGGAAATCAGGAAACTCCAGGATCAATCCAAGCAGATTGTCCTGAACGGAACCATCACAGACATGGAGCGTTACCGCTTCATGATGGGTCGCCTTGAGGGTTTGAGAATGGTTGAAGACTCCGTGAAAGACTTGCTCAAAAAGGTCACGGACGATGTCGACGATTTTCTCAAGTGAAAGGAAGACCATGGAAACCGCAGCAGTACCTGAAATTAACATGACCGCCTTGGAGCGTAAGTGGGCAGAGGAGGCAGCCAACAAGCCGCCAGCTCTTGAAGACGCTTACACCGAGCTCGGGTTTGACCCCGAGAAGCTCGCCCAAGCTGTCATTGACACCATTCCAAAACCTACCGGGTGGCGCATTGCCATCCTGCCCTATCGCGGCGCGGAAAAGACCAAAGGCGGCATCGTCTTGGCCGAAGAAACGCAGCGCAGGACTCAGCTTGGCACTACGTGCGGCTACGTCTTGAAAGTGGGCGACCTGGCCTATGCCGACGAGAGCAAGTTTCCCGCCGGTCCATGGTGCAAGGCAGGTGACTGGATCATCTTCGGCCGATATGCGGGTGCTCGCATCCCAATCGACGGGGGTGAGATTCGTTTGTTGAACGACGACGAAGTTTTGGCTGTGGTGAACAGTCCTGAAGACATTCTGCACATGTAAAGGAGCAATGACATGAATGAAGACCTGCAATTTAAGATCGGTGAGGATGAAAATCCGGCCACCGTCGCTATCGGGGAGGACGGCGCTGCTGAAGTGCTGGACAAGCCCGAAGCGCCCCTTGTCGAGACGCCTTCCCAACAGGGCAACGACAACGCCGCTGGCGGCGAGCTGGACCAATACAGCGAGGGCGTCAAAAAGCGCATCGACAAGCTGACCGCGCGCCTGCGCGAGACCCAGCGCCGTGAGCAGGCAGCCTTGGAATACGCCAAGAGCGTGCAGGCCCGCGCCACGCAGCTGGAGCAGCAGTACATGACGGCTGACACAGAGCGCCTGGGCGAGGCCAACGGCCGCGTGCAGACGCAAGTGGTTGCTCTCAAGCAGATCATCCGCAAGGCCCGTGAAGAAGGTGACATTGACACCGAGACAGAGGCCCAGCAGCGACTGTCCTCCCTGACTTGGGAGCAAAGCCAGCTTACCGCCGCCACTCAGCAGCGCGAGCAGCAGCAGCAAGAGTGGAACTACCAACAGCAAGTGGCTGCCCAGCAAGCCGCGCAGCAGCCACAGGTCCAAGTGCAACAAGAGGTCGATCCTCGCGTTGAAGAATGGGCAGAGCGCAACCCTTGGTACGGCCGCGATACGGCCATGACCCACGCAGCGTGGGGCATTCATCGCCAATTGATTCAATCCGAAGGATTTGACCCAAGCAGCGATGAGTATTATGATGAGCTTGACAAACGCCTGAAGCAGAACTTTCCTCAGAAGTTGGGGGGAGGTCAGCAGCAGACGCAAACTAACAGAGCCACCAGGAACGTGCAAACGGTGGCACCTGCATCCCGATCATCGGGTATTAACAACGCACGCCGCACTGTCAAATTGACACCAAGTCAAGTTGCAATTGCCAAAAAGCTGGGTGTTCCTCTCGAGGAATACGCCAAGTACGTAAAGGAGTAAGACCATGTCAGACGTTAAAGTACCCGTACTCAATCGCAATTCTCGCGGTGTCGAATCCCGTGAGAAAGATGCGCGACGTAAACCTTGGGCTCCCCCTTCACGACTGGATGCGCCTCCTGCGCCTCCGGGATACAAGCACCGTTGGATTCGGGCTGAAGCTGGTGGTATGGACGACCGCACGAACATCTCTGGAAAGCTCCGCGAGGGGTATGAGCTGGTTCGTGGGGACGAGTACCCCGACTATCACGTCCCAACAGTGGAAGACGGCCGACATGCTGGCGTGA